CTTCGTGGTCGGGGGGAGCGTGGAGCGGGTGAAGGGAATCGAACCCTCGTCTGGAGCTTGGGAAGCTCTCGCTCTACCATTGAGCTACACCCGCGTCGCTGTCGCAAGTATCACTGCCGCGCCATGGTCCGCAAGCGCAAACTGCGGGCCCCGGGGTGCCGGCGTCAGCCGCCGGCGATGCGCCGCCAAAGCCGGGGCCCGCGGGCGTTCAGCCCTCGATCAGGTAATCCGCCGAGACATAGCCGGTGACGCCGGGCTCATCGGCCAGCGCCACGCGGCACCAGAGCTGGCCGAGCTCGGTCACGCAGTCGCGGCGGATCAGCGCCGTGCCGTCCGGCAGGCCCATGATCACCTTGTACTGCAGGCTCGGCCCGCTGCGCAGCTTCAGAAGATCGTCCGGGCCGGCGCCGGAGACCACCACGCGCTCGCTGCCGACGGCGGTGCAGGCGGCCAGCAGGAGGCCGGCGAGGCTCAGCAGGGCTGGCTGTTTCATGATCGGGATCCCTCGTTTTGGTTCTGCTCGGCGCCTGCATAGCCGCGGCGGTGCCGGAAAGCCACGCCACAGCGCCCCGGGTGGCGGTCCGGCGCCAAGCCGGGGGAGAGAGCCGAGGGCCGCGGGGCAGGGGCGGGCGGGCCAAGCCGGGCGAGAACGGGAGCGCCGGGCGGCGGGGTGGGAGTTGAAAGGCTGAAGCAACGCATGGGCGGGGGCGCCGCGGCGTCCCCCCGGCTGCGGCGTGCGCGCGAAAAGGCGGCGGGCACCTTGATACCGTGCCGGGGCAGGCCTACCTCCGCGAGGCTTCACAGAGGTCATCATGCCCAAACAGAAGTCCCGCAGTTTCGCCGTCATCGGCCTTGGCACCTTCGGCACCACCGTGGCCGCGGAACTGGCCCGCTTCGGCAACCATGTGCTCGGCATCGACCGGGTCGAGGCACCTGTCTCGCGCATCGCCGAGACCCTGGCCGAGGCGGTGATCGCCGACGGCCGCGATGAGCAGGCCCTGCGCGAGGCCGGGGTCGGCGATTACGACGTGGCCGTGGTGGCCATCGGCGAAGAGCTCGACGCCAACATCCTGTGCACCATGAACGTCAAGATGCTGGGGGTGCCCACGGTCTGGGTGAAGGCCATGAGCCGCACCCATCATCGCATCCTCACCAAGCTGGGCGCCGATCGGGTGATCCAGCCCGAGCAGGAGATCGGCCGTCATATCGCGCAGATGCTGCACAACCCGCTGGTGCGCGATTACGTCAGCCTCGGCAATGGCTTCCACGTGGTGGATTTCCGGGTGCCCGACAGCCTCGACGGCACGCCCATCGATGCGGTCGGGCTGGCGGATCGCTTCGAGATCCGGGCGCTGGGGCTGATGCGCGGCAGCGAGTTCGTCTCCTGCGAGGCCGGCTCCACTCCGCTGCAGGGCGATGACAAGCTGCTGCTGCTCGGGCGCCGCGAGAACCTGCGCCGCTTCGCCGACGGGCTCTGAGCCATGCGCGCCCCGAACCGGCTTCGCGCCCGCAGCGGCGGCGGGCCCCGGCTCCTGCCGGGTCTCTGGCCGCGGCTGCGCCGCCGCGCCGCGCGACCGCTGCGCCTGCCGCCGCCGGCGATTCTGGCGGCGCTTTATGCCGTGCTGATCGCGCTGGGCGCGCTGCTGCTGAAGCTGCCATGGGCGGCGCCGGTGCCGGTGACATGGTCGGATGCCCTCTTTACCGCCGCCTCGGCGGTCACCGTGACCGGTCTGGTGGTGGTCGATACCGGCAGCCAGTTCACGCTTTTCGGGCAGGGCGTGATCATGCTGCTGATCCAGCTTGGCGGTCTGGGGCTGATGACCTTCGCGGTGCTGCTGCTGTCGATGCTCGGCCTGCCGGTTACCCTTTCGCAGCGCCTGTATCTGCGCGACGACCTGAACCAGACCTCGATCAGCGACCTGATGGTGCTGGTGCGCAAGATCCTCAAGGTGGTGCTGGCCTGCGAGGCGCTGGGCGTGGCGCTGCTGGCCTGCGTCTTCGTGCCCGAGTTCGGCTGGGGCGCCGGGCTGTGGCAGGCGCTCTTCCACACCATCTCGGCCTTCAACAACGCCGGTTTCGCGCTGTTCCCCGACAGCCTGACGCGCTGGGTCGGCGATCCCATCGTCAACCTGACGGTGCCGGCGCTGTTCATCTTCGGCGGCTTGGGCTTCGTGGTGGTCACCGAGCTCTACGCCAAGCGCCGCTGGCAGAGCCTGTCGCTGCACAGCAAGCTCATGGTGGTGGGCACGCTGGCGCTGATCCTGTGGTCGGTGCTGGGCTTTGCGCTGCTGGAATGGACCAACCCGGCGACGCTGGGCGCCCTGCAGAGCCCCGGCGACAAGCTCTGGGCCAGCTGGTTTCAGGGCGTGACCACGCGCACCGCGGGCTTCAACACCGTCGATATCGCCGGGCTGCGCGAGAGCACCTCGATGATGATGATGTCGCTGATGGTGATCGGCGGCGGCAGCACCTCGACCGCGGGCGGCATCAAGGTCACCACCTTCATCGTGCTGCTCCTGGCCACCGTCGCCTTCTTCAAGCGGCGCCAGCATCTGCATGTCTTCGGGCGCAGCCTCGGGCTGGAGGAGGTGATGAAGGTGCTGGCGCTGGTCATGGTCAGCCTGCTCACCGTCTTCGTGGCGCTCTTCCTGCTCAGCCTGAGCCACCAGAGCAGCTTTCTGGATCTGGCCTTCGAGGTCACCTCGGCCTTCGGCACCGTCGGCCTGTCGCGCGGCGCCACCGCAGAGCTCGACGGCTTCGGCCGCGCGGTGATCATCGCGGTGATGTTCATCGGCCGGATCGGCCCGCTGACCCTTGGCTTCTTCCTCGCCACCCGCGCCATCCCCCGCGTCGGCTACCCGGCAAGCAAGGTCTACCTCGGCTGAGGGGCCGGGGTGTCGAGGCTGAGTTGGTGGGGGAAGGACCCGCAGGCGCGCGGGCCAAAGTGGCGGAGAGACAGGGAGTTTAACCTTTCTTCTGTCGCTCGATAAGTTCCTGTTACATATAGATTATATCGGCTCATCTCAAATTTTCGCGCCTAAATTGTTGCGGGATATGTTGCGGGATCGGCCTTGCCTCGTGCTTCGGGCGATCCATCGGCCAGAAACAACAAAACCCCCGCCCGAAGGCGGGGGCTACAGGGTCAGAAAAGCGCGATGATTGGCGAGGCAGTGGTTGCCGGCCCGATCTCAAGCGCCCGGATCGGCAGGGTGAGGCCCTGCGGCACGGGGAATGCCGGCTGAAACTCGCCCGGGGTGCCGGCGGTGCGGATCTGCAGGTTGCCGGCGCCGCAGATCATCAGGGCGCGGCACGGCGCCACAAGGCGCGTGCTTGGCGCAAGGATACGGGCGTCGGCGCTCGGGCTGATTTCGTCCTGCGCCACGACAAAGCGATCCATCACCGGGCGGTCATCGAAGGCCCCCCCGGGCGCTGCCAGATCGAAGCGGTCGCCGGTGTCAGGGGTGAGCACCGAGATGGTGGCGCCCGGGTGCGCGGCTGCCATGACGCGGCTCAATCGGGCCAGAAGCGCACGCGCATTGACCTTCCGTCCCGGGCGGGCGCCATGTGGCCCGGTGATGGTGATTGTGCCGGTTTCATCGGTCACGTCGATGGAAATGGCGAAGTCAACGCCGGCGATGCGGCGGTGAAGGCGGGATGCCAAGGCATTCAGGTTCGACATTTTCGGCTCCTCAATACAGGGCGACCACGGTAGCGGTGGTGCCGGCCAGAATGCGGCGCGGGCGCAACATGACGAATTGCCCGGCCATCACCGGGAACGCTGCAATGGGATCGGGGCATTCGACCTCAAGGCTGCCATCAGTGGCGCAGTAGATCGCGCGAGGCAGCGGCGAGAGCACCGCGGTGCCGGGGGTGATGGCCCGCAGATCAAGCGCCGGCTCGGTATCGACGGGATTCTCTTTCGGGGCGGGCATGGCTAGTCCTTTTCTGGCGTGAAGCGTGCGCGCACGCGGCGGGCCATCTCGACCGAGGCGCGGTTGAGGTCGCCCATCAGTCCGGGCGGGCTCGGGGCGGGGCGGTCATCAATCGCGCGCCCCTGAATCTGCGCATCGCGTAGGACCGCCAGCGAGGCCCGGGCCTTGGTGAGATGGGAAAGCCCGCTGTCGGGGTCGATATCCTCACCCTCAAACCATGCCGAGAGGTGGCGCATGGCGGCGGCAAAGTAGGTGCTGGCCAGCACATGGCCCTCGCGCCAGTTGTGGCGCCCGTATTTCAGGGCACCCTCGCCATGGGCAATGGCATCCTCGGCCAGCACCGCGAAGGGCAGGGCGGCGAAGGGAATCTTTGCCTCGCCGGCCTCCTGTTTCGGGTCATTCGGATGCGGGCCGGGCAGCGCCAAGGCCGGCGTCTCGGGCAAGGCCAGATCATCGGGGGTGCTCATGTCGCCCTCCATTTTCCGTTTCGCAAGGTGATGATGGTGCGCTTGCCATTGCCATAGGTGACAATCAGCGAGTGCGACCAGCTTGAGGGGCCTTGGTTATAGCCCATGTCCAGAAGGCTCATGGTGCCCATCTGGTAACAGCCGTGGAAGATCCGGGCCGAATGGGAGTGGCCGATGTTGGATTTCTCGCCGGTGCGCGCGAGGTTGGCCGCAGAGCCGCGGGCACCGTTTGGGCCGATATCGCCGTGCTGATCATGGCGGATGCCAGCGATCTCAAGCCGCTGATCGCGGGCCAGAAAGCGCACCTCCGGGGCCAGCCCGGCACGCTTCAACGCCCATTCCACCAGATCAAAGCGCCGCTCGCCGCGCTTGAGCGCGGCCACCTTCTGCCCCGCGGCTTCAAGATAGAATGCGGCGTTGACCGGATCGCGGCGAAAATCGGCGTCGCTCACCCACCGGTCAAGATGCTCATCGTGGTTGGCTTTCACGACATGGGTGACGGTGCCCGCGCGCAGCATCCGGTTGAGATTGGCGGCGGTGCCTTCAATCTCGCCCTCAACCGACTCCTTGCGGTCATAATGCGCGGCGATTAGGTCAAACACCGTGTTGTGATGCGAGCGCGCCCCGAAGTTCAAAACATCATGGAGCACTTGATGCGCCGGGTTGAGCACGTCGATCAGCCCGCCCTCATCCCAGACCGCGGCCAAGGCTACGGGGTCGACCTCGGTGCCATGGATGTCTCCCGGGGTCAGCACCAGCGCACGCTGCCCGGTCTGCACCGTGCCGCCCGAGACGCGCAGGCCAAGGTCGTGAATGGTGCCCTCGGTATCGGCGTTGATCTGGCGCACGAACCAGTCGCCGGCGCTGTCGACCTCCACAATAAGCGCCGCATAGGCGTGATGAAACTCGGCCTTCAACCCGGCCTTGCGCTTGATGTAGTTTTTCAGCGTCACCGCGCCGGTGGTGTAGAGAAACTTGGTCGCCACGCCGGCGGCGGTGGCCACCGATTTCAACGCCACTTGCGGGTGCGGGAAAATGCAGCTTGGCGCGCCGGCAAAGCTGTCGAGCCCGGAAAGCGGGTCGGTGGCGGTGGGGATGATATTCATATCGCCCACCCACAACAGCCCCGGCGCGATCTCGACACGCTCTTGGCAAAAGTAGGGCTCAAGCGCCGGGTCGTACCAAAGCCCGCCCTCGGCCTCGCGCCGCTCGGCCTCCTGCGCCACTTGGGCGCGGGTGTGGTTGTAGCGGATGCGCCCGACCATGATCTCGGCGCCATAATGCGCGGCGAGCGCCTGCAGATTGGCCCACATTTCCGGGTGCGCCTTGGTATTGGACTGCGCGGCGGTGAGGATGAAGCGGGCCACGCCGCCGGTGGGGATGGCAATGCGCCGGGCCGGGCTGGCAATGATCTCGCCATGCGCCGAGATCCCCCAGGTATCCGCCTTGCGGAGCCGGCGGTGCAGCCATGAGCGGGTTACGCCAAGCGCCGTGGCGGCGGGGCTGACGCCGCCATGAGCCTCCACCGCAAGCACCGCATCGCGGGCCTCGGTAGGAGTGATTGGTGCGCATCGCGCATCAGACTTGCGGGCCTTCCCCATGATCGGCCTCCCGGATCTCTTGCAGGGCGCGGCGCTTGATCTTGATTTCAAGCCATTTGTTCCAGACGGTGAGCACCAGCACGACGAAGCCCAGCACCCCGATCAGGAATTGCGAGACGGCGCCCACATGCTCAAACCAAAGCGGTGCGGTGAGACCGACGCCGCCTACGGTAGCGGCCACGCCATCACCCTGCATGTGACCCACCCCCGGCCTGCGGATGGCGGCGGCGGCGGTGGGGCTCGGGCTGTATGTCGTGACAAGCCGGGCGGCCTTGGCGCTTGGTGGCATTGAGTTTCCCCATGAAGCGGCTCCAGAAAAGGAAAGCCCGGGCACGCAGGTGGCGCGGCCCGGGCCTAATGTTGCGAAAGGTTGGCGCGGGGCTATTCGAGCACTTGAATGGGCAGGGTCAGGTCGCCCCGGCTGATCCGGGTTTCCGCCTTGTCGTGCTCGGCCTCGAAACCAGCGAGGCTGATTTGCCAGACCGCCCCGCCAAGGTCGGCAGGGACGGCGAGGAGGGCCTGCGCGATCTGCGCCGCCAAACCATGCAGCCCGGCCTCGTCATTGGCGGGCGTATGCGCCTCTAGCCCGACCTCAAGCTGACCCGAGCGCAGGGTGCGCGGGTCATCCATCGCCACGCGCTCGCCATCGGTATAGGTGACGCGCACCGCATAGGCGGGCAGATCGGCCTCGGGGGTTGGATGCGCCGCGCCGGTGGCATCGTGCCAAGCCGGCAAAGCGGCGGCGAGCCGGGCGCGGGCGGCGGTCACTACGGCATTCGTCATTCGGTATCCTCGCTGATTTCAAGGCTCGCCCATGCCCCCGGTCCATAGCTTTCGGATATCTGCGCCACCCGCAGCGTGAAGGGGGCCGAGACGCCATCCGCCGCGGCCTGCGCGGCGGTATAGGTGAAGGCCGGCACCGCCACCTCGGCGGTGCGTTGGGTGGTGCCAGCGCTGATCACCTCCACGGCATAGCGTTCTTGCCCCTCGCCAAGCGGCACATCGCGCACGCCATCGCGCCAGTCAGCCTCGCCATCGACCCGGGTGCGGCGCACCCAAGTCAGGGCTGTATCGCCGCCCGATTGGCTGGCGCGCAGATGGCAGGGCGAGAGCGGGCGCCGGCCCACGCCGCCGCCGGTATAGGCCCGCACACTATGGCTGCTCGCATCACTGCCGGCGGAACCGATACGCCAGAACCGCGGCAGGCCGACCTCGGCTTCCTCAAGCCCGAGCGGGTTGAGCGCGGTATTGAGCACCACGACGCTGGCGCCGACGCTGAGAGCGCCGGCCCCGATCACGCAGTCGGTGCCCAAGCGGCCCCGCAAGAGCCGAGAGAGCCGCCACTCCCGATCCCCGATCAACTGCGCCTCGGCGAATTGCAGGATCTCCCAGCCATCCGGGTGCTCGATTGCCAGCGCGTTGGCGCCGGCAAGCACATCGATCTCGGGGCGGGTGACAAGGGTGCCGCTGTGCATCTTCACCGTCACGCTGCCGCCGTCCCAAAGGTGCGCTGGGCCGGGCTGCAGATCGCCGGTGGTCTCGCCGACCGAGGCGCGCAGGGGCGCCTCGCCGGTCTCGGCAAAGCCGCTATCGCCATCCACGGATTTGGCCCAGACCGCCGAGCCGGGCCATGGCTCGGCATGGATGGCCAGCAGGGAATCCCATTCCTCGGCGGTGCTGCCCGGTAGCGCGGGAAGATCCAGAAAGCGCACCAGAAGCGCCGAAGCGCCCCGGGTGGCCAGCGCCGAGACGGGTCGGAAAACGCCGCCGGTGGGGGCAAAGCCGCCATGGTTGTAGGACCGCGCCTCAACCTGCCGGTCGGTCCCTTCGGTGATGCGCTCGACAATCATCGGGCGCGCCGGGCCTTGTCCCACGCGCACCGGAAGAATGACGCCGGGGCGCACATGGGTGGCCGAGCGCGGCAGTCGAAAGGCCACCTCCTCGCGGCCATCCGAGGCCGCGCGCAGCAAGCGCTCGGCGGTGGCGGTGCCGCGGTCGAAGTCCAGCACCAGCGGGCTTTCGGCGGTGCTGGTGCCCTCCTCGCGCCCGGCGCCGATGATGGCCCGGGTGCTCACGCGCTCATAGCTGCCAAGGCCATCCAGAAAGCGCACCACCGCGGTGGCCGCCACATCTTCCAGAGCACCGCGCTTGGCGGTGAAAAGCGGCCCGGATTCCGCATCCACCATGATCGCCTCCCGAGCCTCGGGGGCGGTGATGGCGGCGCCGCGGGATTCCACCACCAGCTTGCCGTCACGCTCATGCGCCTGCAGCGCAAGGCCGATTTCCAGCGGCTGCAGGAAGTCCCGAAACCCGATGGGGGCCGCCGCCGGGTAGCCATCGGCCTGCCCGAAACAGGCGGTCACATCGAAGTCGGCGGCGGTGAGGCCATGGCGGGCGGTGAGCCGGCGGGCCAGCGCCTCGGCGGCGGGGGCGGTGCCTGCCCGGCCATTCAGCCAATGCCCCAGAAACCAGTCGTCGCCATCGGCCCAGATGCCCCGCTGCAGTGGAAACTCGGGGAAGGGGCGGGCATCCCAGCACCAGATTTGGATATCAGCGGGATCGACGCTGCCGGCGCCATTGTCCCGCCACCATTCCAGCGAGGCGCGCAGGAATTGCCGCTGCATGAAGTCATCGCGCACGCCATCGGAAAACCATGGCAGGGCGCCTTCCGACGAATTGGCGGCATAAAAAACATTCGGCTGATTTGCACCACGATCCACCGCCGGGCATCCCAATTCGGTGAACCAGACCGGCTTTGACGCCGGCACCCATGCGGTGGGGGATGCTTGCCGGGTGCCGCCGACCCTTTCGTGATGCGCATTGGCGCGCCATTCCCGGATGGCCTTTTGCCGATACACCCACGGCTCGCCATGCGCGGCGTCAAGGATGGGCGTGCGGATCTGCGCGAGGCGGTCGGCCTCGCTGGCATAGTACCAATCCCAATATTCTCCGCCCTCGATATTGGCCTTGAGGTAGTCGAGCGCATAGGGCGAGGTCCAGCCCTTGGCGGGATCATAGTCGGCATGATCCGTGCCGGCCCGCCAATCGGAAAGCGGCAGATAGTTGTCGATGCCCACAAAGTCGATATTTGCATCGGCCCAAAGCGGGTCGAGATGAAAGCGCAGATCGCCGCCATCTTGGTGCGAGTGATATTCGGACCAATCGGCGGCATAGCTGATCAGGGCGCCGGGCAGCACCGCGCGCACATCGGCGGCGAGGCCGCGCAGGGCCGAGACAAAAGGATAGCTGCCCGGGGCATCGGGCGCCATTGAAAGCCCGCGCATCTCGGTGCCGATCAGGATGGCGTCGACGCCGCCGGCGGCCTGCGCGAGGTGCGCGAGGTGCAGGATGAAACGGCGAAAGCGCCATTCCGCGGGGCCGGTATAGGTGACGGCATCACCGGAAACCGAAAAATCGCCGGGCACGGCGGTGCCCATGAAAGCCGCCACCTCGGCGGCGGCGTCCTCGCCGCCTCGCGGCATGATACGCCCGCGCCACGGATAGGCGCCTTGCGTGCCGCCGCCCTGCGGCAGCGGCAACGCCTGCGCGGCGGTCACATCCATCATAACGAAGGGATAGAGCACCACCCGTTTGCCGCGGGCGCGCAGGTCGCGGATGGCCTCGATCACCGAGATATCGGCGGGTGTCGAGCCATAGGCGGGCCGCCCGTTCGGGCCGGTAGAAACGAGGTTGGCGGTCTCGCGGGTCAGCCCGGCGGCAGACCACGGCACATCGGTGCTCTTGCCGCGCAACTCGACGCGCGGCTCCACCTCGCAAAGGCCGGCGCGCAGATCGGTGCCAAACCACGCCACCACAAGGCTCATGGTCTCGGCCTCGGGCAGGAGGGCGCCCATCTGATCAATCGAAACCTGCCAATCCGAGCGGGTGGCGTGGCGCACCGCGTTGTCGGCTTGCTCGCTGATCACCTCGGCAGGGCGGTAGAGCGCATCCCCCGGCGCGCCCTGCGCGGCGCCGAAGGTCTGTTTCTTCACCACCGCGGGCATGTATCCCCATTCCGTCGATCCGGGGATGACATTGACGCCGCGCACAAGGCGCTCCATTTCGCCGGACTGGCCGAAAACCTCGGCCTTGATCTGCGGCACGCGGTTGCCAAACTCGGCAAGCGGCAGATCCTCGAAAACGATGTATGCGGTGCCGCGATAGGCCGGCGCGCCACCCTCGATTGCGTCAATCAGCGGATCGGGCTGTTGCGCCTCGGTGCCGTGGTAGAAGCGCAGGCGCCCCTCGGCCATCATTTGCCCGAGGTCGACCGGCCTGCCATTGGCCCAGATCCGCCCGAGATGCGCAACCGGACCCTCGCCGAGCGAGATGGCGAAGGAGGCCGAATAGCTGTAGGTCTTGGTTTTGACGGTCTGTTTCTTTTTGCCCGAGCCCACCGAGTCTTTCTCGGTGCGCGACGTCTCTTTCAGCTTGGCGGCCCAGATCACTTCGCCCGAGATACCGACGCGCCCGTTGATCTCGGGCAGCGCCGCGCCCTCTTGGCTTGTCATCACCTCCAGATTTTCCAGCCGTGGCCCCTCGCGCTTCACCGGGGCCAGCCCGCCCATCAGCCGTTGGTCGATGCTGCGCCCGATGGTGGCACCCACCGCTTGGCCGATGGCGGTCATGCTCACGCCAAGCACAGCGCCGCCGATTGAGCTGCCGACTGCACTGCCGATGGCGGCGAAAAGGAGGGTGGCCATGCGTGCTACTCCACGGTTTCGACGTTGCGATAGATCGGCTGCAGCGCCGCCAGAGCGGCTGCGGTGCTGGCATAGTGCCCTGAGCGGGCCAGCGGCGTGCCATCGGCCAGCAGCGAAACTTCGGCGTAGGGGCCGAGGGCGTCGGGATAGATCACCGCAAGGCAATCCTCGGCGGTGAGGGGCAGGGGGCCGGGGTGGCATTCCGGGTGGCAGGGCAGCGCCCATGCGCTGGTGATCTCACGCCCGAAAAGTGGCGCGGTTTCTTTCACGCCGCCTACCTCCCAAGCGTGCACGGCGCCCTCATCGGTCAGGATCGCCACATGCGCCGCGCGCTTGTCGCCGATACGGTAGGTGATGACATGGCCCGGACGGACCTCGGCCAGGGGCACCCGCACAACATGCCGCGCAAGCCCGTCAAGGATCGCCTCGGCGGGCGCGGCAGACCAATCAGCCCGCCATGCCGGGGCCGGGGCGAAGCGCCCGGCCAGTTCCCACCAGAGCCCGCGGATGAGCCCGATGCAATCGGCGCCGGCCCCGCGCAGATCGCCCCGGGGCACGAAGGGCGTGCCCACCCATGCGCGCGCGTGCGCCAGCACCAGAGCCGGGTTGATGGTGTCACGCAAAGCGGCTGCCCCCGGTCTGATCGGGGTCGCCCTCGCGCCCGTAGTCATGCAGGAATGCCTCGCCGGGCATATGCGGGAAGCCGCGAAAATTGCCGAGGTTGGCGAAGCGGTCGCGGCACATGGCGGCGGTGCGGTCACATCCGGCGGTCGCCATGAGCGTGTCGCCCGGCGCGATGGTCCGAGCGGGCTGGCGCCAAAGCGAAAGCGTCACCTCACTGCCCGAGCGCGCCGAAACCCGGATATCGCCGGCAGTGCCGGCATTGGCGCCGCCGGTCCATTCCACGATGCCGCGGCTGAAAAACCGATCCGCGAATCCGCCAAGGCCGCTCACCACGACCTCCAGACCGGTGACGCGCAGCACCGTGGCCGTGGCCTGCCACGCGGCAAGGTCCAGCCCGCAACGCTGATCGCCGAGCCGGCGGGCATCGCAAAGCGTGGTGTGCAGCCGGCCCTCGGGCCGGTCCAGCGTGGCGGCGAGCGACCGCAATTCGGCGCGGAAGGCGAGCCCGCCGCGCTCAACCTCGCCGATGGTGTAGCGCCCGAGAAGCTGGCGCACCGCGGTGTCGCGCCAATTCACATCCCAGACCTCCACCGCCGCGCCGTCATAGAGCCCGGCGGCAAGATCCTCCTCGGTGATCGCATCGGCGGAAAGCGCGCCATGCGCCTCCATCTCATCAGGCGAAAGCCCGAGGGTGCTGGCGGCCTCGGTGGCGCTCATGGCGGCCTCGGCGCGGAAGGTCACGCCATCGAAGGCAAGGTCGCCATCATGATCGGTAAAGCCCATCACCACGCCATCGGAGCGGGTCAGGCGGAAGCACCGGCAAAGCGTGGTGCTGCCGGTCTCAAGTGCGTCGGTATATGCGGTCATTTCTGCCCCCTCTTGATCGGATAGACGCGCACCGGGGCGCGGCGGATGGCGATGGCCTTGCGCAGAGAGGCGCAAAAGCCGTTGCCATAGGCCCGGAAAAACCGGAACCATTCAAAGGTGCTCATGCCGCACCCCCTTTCAGGTCAGGCCATCAAGGCGCTTTTCAATCAGGGTGATATCGGGGGCGGCGCCAGCGCCGCCGAGGTCGTTGAAGTAGGCCCATTCCACCGACAGCGTGGCCTGCGCGAAGCGCACTGGCACGTCGAAGGTGAAACCGGCGGTGAGGGCGGCACCGGGGGCCGGGGCGGTGTCGAAGGTGATCACGCCGCCGGTAGCCGAGACGCTCCAGCCGCTCACCACCTCGGTGCCATCCACGGCCACCCGAAGGGTGCCCACATGCGGCAAGGCAATCGGGCGGAGGTAGGGGGTCACCGTGCCGTATCGCTTCACCACCTGAAAATTGGTGGTCGTGCCATCGCCAATGGCTTCCTGATACTCGCTTGATCCGGGCGCCGGTGTGCCGAGGGGTTGGTCGATCGGGGCCGGGGTGCCGCCGCCGGTGGGGCTCTGCCAGTCCAGCCAATCGCGGAAGCGGAAGGAATTGGCGCGGCCCCGTACCTCTTCGAAGATCGCCACCACCGCGGCGAGGTCCGCTTTGGACCGAATGCCCAGACCCGCGGCCCATGAGCGGCGGGCGTGCACCCAACGTTGATTGGTCTCCTCATGGCCGCTCGCCAGCGTCACCACCTCGTCGCGGCGCTCTAGCAGGGCTTGGCACCCCTGCGCGATATTGCGCGGAAACTCTATATCGAGATGCGCCATGGCGGGCTCCTCTGTGAATGGGCGGGCTACTGGCGATCTGAATGGGTATTGCCGGGGAATGCCCGGCGCAGGGTTCCAGAGTTCCCGCCGCCGCTACTCCGAACCCTTTTTCACGGTTGGCCCGGGCGCCACCGAGGGCGCCCGGGCCGCTCACCGAGGTCTTTCTAGCTTCGCGGATGATCAGGCGATGCGCTGGCCTGCCGCCACGGCGCGCCCGATCTGGTGGCCGATCTGCGCGCGGCTGGATTGAAAGGCCGCGGGGTTCGGCGTGTGGATGTTGACCACCACTTGCGGCCCGCCGCCGGCATCTCCGGGGCGACGCACACTCACGCGCTCATTATCCGAGGTGCGCAGCACGGTCAGATTGCGGTCGACGCCGCCCTTGCCGCTCACTGTCACATCGCCGCCGGTATCGAGCCCGAGGATATTGCCGACCCAGCCGGTCAGGCCGCCCAGCAATCCGCCAAGGCCACCACCTGCGCCGCCACCGGGGCCGCCGGCACCCACAGAGGCAAACCCCTCCATATTGGCCCAAAGCGAATCCCAAGCCGGCGAAAAGGCGAGGTCAAACAGCTTGTCGACCACGGTGCCGAAGATGTTCTTGAAGGTATCACCCCAAGATTGCCCCTCCAGTAGCAAGGCCCGCATGTTGTCCTTGATGGTGCCCCACGCCCCGGATTCGGCATAATCCTCGGTCTCGGCGGCCAGATCCTTGACGGCACCGGCCAGCCCGCCCGAGGCGCCGGCGCCACCACCACTGCCGCCGCCAAGGGCGCCGGTGAGTTCGGCGGCGGGCACGGTGATCTCTCCCAAGCTTTCGCCAAGATCCACCGTGGAACCGCCTGCGGCGCCGGCCACGCTTTCCAGCCGTTCGATGGCATCGGTGGCGGCGCCAAGCTGATCCTTGACCTCGGGCGGCAGCCGCACCAGATCGGCAAGCGCATCGGTCAACTCCTGCGCGCGAGGCGACATGCGCCGCCCGATGGCTCCGATGCGGTAGAGTTCCGGGTCGATGTGCCCGGTCGGGCCGGGGCCGCTTGTCATCAAGCCGCCCTCTTGCGCCAGTTGGCTCGAAAGATTGCGATATTCGTCGCTGTTGCGAACAAGCGCCTCCCGCTCGGCGATGATCGCCTTGACGTTCTCATAGCGCGTGCGGGCTTCGGTCAACTTCTGATTTGCCGCCGCCGATGACAGGTTGATATCGGCGCCAAGCGGGCCGATCAGCGCGCCGAGCGCCGCGGCCTCATCATCAAGCGCCCCGTTGAGCGCCTCCAGCTTTTCGGTGAGGCGGGCATTCTCGGGCCACAGCAGCGCCACGCCGGTGGCGAGGGCGGCAATGCCGGCGATCACCAGACCCACCGGGCCGAGGAGCGCGTTGACCGCGATTGCCATGGTGCCAAGCGCCAGCGTTACCGGCGGGATGGCCACTGCCAGACCGCCGAGCATCACCACCATCTTTTGGCCCTCGGGGGTCAGGGCCTGAAACCATCCGGTGATGGATTCGAGCGTTTCGATGATCGGCGGCAGAATCTCGATAAGCACGCCGCCGACCACCTCCTTCACATCGCCCCATGTGTTTTGCCATGCGTCCACGATGCCGGCCCCGGCCTCGCGCGCGGCGTCGGCTTGCCCGCCGTAATAGGCGGCGATCTCGGCGAGGATCAGCTTTTGCGCCTCGGCCACTTGCCCGGTTTTTGCGAGGTCTTTGATCACCGCGGCCTGTGCCTCGGAGAAGGTGATCCCGGCGCGGCTCATGGCGCTCAGGCCTTTGGCGGGATCATTGAGCGCCTTGCCCAGCATGATGGACGCGCTTTGCAAATCGCCGTCCAGCACCGTGGCCAGATCGAGCACGGCTTTCTGCGCGCCCTCGAAAACCTCTCCCGAGATGTTGCCGAAGGTTAGAAGCTGTGCCGTCACGCCGTTCAGAATGGCCTCATCGCCAAAGCGCGTGACGCCCTGCAGGGCCGAGGCCATGTCGTAAAGCTGTTGCTCGGTGAAGCCCGCGGCTCCGCCGGTCTCGCGCACCGATTTGGCAACCTTGGCCTCGGCACGGGCTTGCTCATCATAGAGGCCGATCACATCGCGAAAGGCCGCGGCCACCCCGATTGAGGCCAGCGAACCCGCCGCGCCGAATTTCTGCATGGCACGCCCGGCGCGTCCGACCCGCTCACTGACGCTGGCCGAAAGCCCATCCGTCTCGCGCAAGCGGCGGTTGACCGACCCGAATGCCGGGCCGGTCTGATCCTTGGCGGTGATCTTGAAAAACAGGTCTTTGATGCCCACCGGATTCACCTCGCGGCTTTCTGGCGGTCCTGCCACGCGAGAAAGGCGTGCAGGCCGCGCAGTTCTTCAATCGGTCTTTCAAGGATCTCGCCCGGGAATTTTCCGAGACGAACGGCGAGCCCGTAGATGAAACGGGCCTCGGCGCTCGCCTCTATGAGTTTCCCAGATCGGCCTCCGGGCTAAATCGCATGATCGCGTTTGCGATCTGCGCCAGCACCCGGCCCGGCACGTTCTCGGTCAGCGCTTTGACGGTCTCGGCGTTGTCCTCGAACATGCGGGTGCCATCGGCGTTCCGGGCCAGAAAGATCACGGTATAGAGCGTGATTTTCGCCTCATCGGTCACGCCGGCTCGGCTGCGGATGCGCTGGCCATCGGCATTGGTCGGAGGGTCAAAATGGATGACCAAGGGCGCGCCGTTGCTTTGGGTGACGCCCGGAACGGTGAAGGTCTGGCCGCGCAGGCGGTCGAAATGCCCGGTCAGGGCGGAAAGCGCCTCGCTCATACCGCGGTCCCTTTCACCAACGCCCCTTGGTTGCGGAAGTTGATGGACAGCGCCGGAATGCCATCCTTGGCGCCCGAGCGCGCGAGCCCGGTGATGATCACGTCGCCGGAGAAGTAGCCCGAGCCGGCGGTTTCGCCGCCGGGGTAAAGCTCGATTGCCACCTCATCGCCGATGGCGAGGTCGTCGGCGGCATCGGCGAAGTCAAGATAGACCTCGCAGGAGCCCGACCACCGCTTCACCGTTGTGAAGGTGTTTTCATACTCGTCGCCCATGCCCCACCCGGAAACCGTGTCGGCTTGTTCGTCCACGTTCCAGTTTTGCACCGCGCCAAGTGCGGTCAGCGGCGCGCCGAATTTTACGACGCCATCCTTGCCTTTCAGCATGTCAGTTCCTTTCGAGAATGAGACGGATCAAGCCCGAGCCGTCAGGTTGCGGATGCACCACCGTGAAGGCGGTGCCAGCGGGAAAGCCCGCCTGCGCCCGGATCAGGGCCACCCGATCACCGCGGGCCGGGGTGAAGGGCAGTTGATCGGCGCCGAGGGTCAGAACGGGCTCGGTGCTGGATACCCCCGGGCCGGAGCCCTGCGCGGCCACGGTGCCGGCGGCGGTGAAGATGGCGGCGATCTCCAGCGGCGCCTGACCCTCGCCGGTGTAGGTCACGGGTGCGCCGAACACCTCCGGGTCGGTGAACACCGCCCAATCGGCGGGGCTTTCGATCATGCGTCGGCTTTCCGGAGCGTGGAGAGCGCAGGCGCTGCCGGCCGCCCCGAGGCGGTTTCGGCGCGGTTGACGGGCGCGCCATCGGCGCCGCCGTCCACGCGGCCCTTTTCGATCAGCCGGGCCATGCGCCGCGGCCCGACCTTCACCGGGTCAAC